CAATACTTGGTGGATCAATTTGCACCACTTCGTCGCGCAGGTCGCCCAACGGCTGACCTTGCAACCTCGAAGGCACTTCCAGCCGCAGGTATGACCGTAAACCTTGGTCGTCTTACCACTGGCGTTACCTCCTATGTTCAGGCTTCCGAGAACACCCCAGCAACGGAATCTACCCCAGACGATACCCTATTGACGGTCAACGTTCGCACCATTGGTTCAATGTTTGATCTTTCCAAGCAGGCAGTTCTTCGTGGTACTGGTGTTGAAGATCAAGTTATCGGTGATGCGATTCGTTCATACCACTCTAAGTTAGACGCACAAATCGTGAACGGTGCAGGTTCGTCAGGTGAGCACCTTGGTATCCTCAACACTACGGGTATCAACTCCACTACTTACACTGATGCAAGCCCAACATTTGCAGAGTTCTGGCCTAAGTTGGTTGCCGCAATTACCGACGTCACCAGCAACTTCTATGGTTCTGCCAACGCAATCGTCGCCCACCCATCACTCATTGGTTGCTGGCTTCGTGCGCTTGATTCAACGAACCGCCCACTGGTAGTACCAACTTCTGGTAACCCAGTGAACGCACCAGGATCGTACGATCGTCCGGCTTACCAGTCGAACCTTCAACTCCTTGGCCTTCCAGTTATCGCTGACGCCAATATCCCCACCAACCTCGGTTCGGGTACCAACGAAACCGCAGTGATTGTCGGTGACTTCAACGAGGCGTACCTCTGGGAAGATGCCGGTTCGCAACCACTCTACGTTCGTTTCGAGCAACCAGATGGCAACGTTGCAATCCGCACCGTCGTCTTTGGCTTCTCAGCGTTCACCGCTGGAAAGTACCCTGCCGCATTTTCCGCCATCACCGGTACTGGTCTCATCACCAGCACTTGGGCATAGTTAAAATAAAGGAGACACCAGGGGAGCCGGATACCCTTCCGTCCGGCTTCCCTGGCTCACACACCATGACCCCTAGCCAAATAATTCAGAGCCTTCTCAAAGAACGTGAGGGCTATGTCGTGCGGAATCTTCCTATTCGGGTTGCCGCAGTAGATGAGGCGTTAAAAGTTGCTGGATATGTTGCGCCGCGTGTGCAATCCCAAGCACCCACAGAAACGCCTAAGCCGACTATTTCCAAGGCGAAGAAGAAAGGCTAGGGGTCATGGCTATTACTAACGGTTATGCCACGCTCACAGAGGTTAAACTATTTCTGGGTATTACAGATAGCGTAGATGACACGCTTCTTGAAGGCATGGTGGAAGCCGCCAGCCGGTCTATTGATCGCATGGCTAACCGTCGGTTTTATCTTGACACTAACGCTAGCGCTCGCCTTTATCGGGCTAATGATGCGTTGCAACTGTTTGTAGATGATATTGGTTCCGCTACTGGACTTGCTGTTGCAATTGATTCAGATGGCAACGGAAGTTACGATACCGCCCTCACACTTAACACTGACTATATTCTTGATCCCATCACTGCACCAAGCCTCAATAGGCCTTGGAATGTGGTCACTATTGTTTCCGCTTCGGCCGCTTTCCCCGCACCACTCAATTACCGTCCAGGAGTACAAGTCACCGCCAAATGGGGATGGCCTTCAATACCGGACGATATTAACCAAGCCTGCATGATCCTTACCGCTGATCTATACAAGCGTAAAGATGCACCTGGCGGAATCATTGGACTTGGTGATCTTGGTGCTATCCGCATGAGTCCAGTTGGCCGAGATATTACTCAAATGGTACGCGCATATCGTCGTGAGGTTTTGGCGTGAACCCAAGCACCGTTAGAGATGGACTCAAAACCAACCTAACCACTATTACTGGGTTGCGTTGCTATGACACTATTCCGGACTCGGTAAATGTTCCAGCGGCCGTTGTAGGGCAACTAAGCCTTTTCTTTGATGTAACCGCCCAACGTGGCTTAGACCGAGCAACAGTAGAGGTATATGCCATCACTTCACGCATGGCAGAACGCTCTGGACAAGACAAACTAGATGGCTTACTTACCGGCACTGGTTCAGGTTCCATTAAAGCCGCTATTGAATCAGACAAAACCCTTGGTGGAGCCTGTTCAACTTTGCGCGTAACCCAAGCGATACCAGGGCAAATTACTGTTGGATCAATTGAATATCTTGGTTACAATTACTCAATAGAAATATACGGATAGGAAAAACATGGACTATAAAATCATAAGCGACATGGTTGCTGGTAAGCCAAACGGCGAAACCCTTACTGAAAAAGAACTTGAAGGTGCCAACATTGAAGCGTTGATCGGTGCCGGTCATCTTCAAGAAATCAAATCAACGCAAAAGAAAGAGGACTAAAATGGCTGGTGTTTACCTAAACAATGGGGTGAGCGTTACTATCAACTCAATTGATTTGAGTTCGTATGTAACGGCCGTCACTGTTACAAGAGAATTTGACGAAGTCGAAACAACCGCTATGGGTGACGCAGGTCACAAGCGTATTGCTGGATTATCTAACGATTCATTTACGATCAGTTTCCAACAAGACTTTGCCGCCAGCAAAGTAAACGCAACCCTTGAAGCAATTTTTGATAGCGCAAGCAAAACCACCACTTGCGTCGTCAAACCAACCAGCGCCGCAGTAAGCGCAACCAACCCATCTTACACAGGCACCATTTTTGTAGGATCATGGACACCTATTAACGGTGGAGTTGGCGATCTTGCAACTGTTGACGTAACCTTCAAGGTAAACGGCGCTATTGCCAAAGCAGTTGCTTAATAATCGTTATTAACGGAGGGAAATAATGCGATTAAAAATAGTTACCAAAGATGGAACTGATAAAACCTACCAAATCACTCCACGCATAGAAGTTGCTTTTGAGCGTGAAATGAAAGGTGGGTTTCACAAGATATTTAGGGAACAAGAAAAGACGGAACATATTTACTGGTTGGCTTGGAAATGTATTCATGCCAGCGGTGAAACCGTTAAACCGTTTGACGATTTCCTGGATACGATTGAGTCGGTAGATATCCTTGGTGATGACCCAAATGGCTAGACCGCGATCAGGTAACTTTTCTGGTCGCGGGTTTAGCGGTTGAAACTGGGATAAGTCCTAGAGAGTTATTGGAACTTGATCCGGTTCTTTTCTGGGCTATGGTTGCTTATATGAAAGATCGGGCGCGAAAACATAAGGAGGCATTACGATAATGAAAGACGTCACAAGTGCCTCTTTAGATAAAACATTGAAAGCGTTAAAGAATTTTGCGCCTGATCTTTCTAAAGAAATGAATAAAGAAATCAATACCGAGTTGCGTAAGATTTCTGTTCAAGCCAGGACGCTTATGCCTAGTGGTACTTTTCACCCTAGCGGTTGGGCTAAATCTTCACCTGGTGAATGGGGTACGCGTCTTAAGTTTAATGAGACTTCGGCACGCAATAAAATAAATCCCACCAGGTCTAAAAGTCGCAATACTTGGTCTGGGTTTACTAATTTCTATGGAATTATTAACCCTGATGCGGCTGGTGCAATATATGAATTGGCTGGACGTCGCAACCCTAACGGTAGGGCTAATGGTCGCAGTCGTAATCCTAACGCTGGTCGTGATTTTATTCGCGCAATTAACAAAGAAAATAATACGCATACTCCTTTGGCTGATTCTGGGCGTGCCATGTATCCGGCAGTTGAACGCAATAGATATCAAATAGTTAAGTCTATTGAGGGTGCCATTACTAAGGCTATTATTAAAGGCAACGCTAGATTAGGTGGTTCTAATGGCTAAAGGTCTTATTGTTCCAGTTGTTTCCAAGTTTGACAGTAAAGGCGTTAAGCAGGCTCAATCTTCTTTCAAGAAACTTGGTAAAGACCTATTTGATTTTAAGAGTATTGCTAAAGGTGCTTTGAGTGCGTTTAGTGTTTCCGCTGGTTTGGCTTTCGGCAAGAGTGCAATTCAGGCGGCGCTTGAGGATCAAAAGGCTGTTGCTTCTTTGGGTCAGACCCTCAAGAATGTGGGTGCTGAATTCGCTAAGGTTTCAGTTAATGATTTTGTTAATAAACTTCAACTTGCTACTGGTGTAAGCGAAGATCAGTTAAGGCCAGCGTTACAGCAACTTATTACTGTTACTGGTGATGTGTATAAATCGCAAGATTTATTGAAGGTCGCTCTTGATATTAGTGCCGGTACTACTAAAGATATTGATAGTGTAACTACGGCTTTGAGCAAAGCATATATGGGTAACAATACGGCTTTGCTTAAACTTGGTGTGTCGATAGATAAAACCAAGTTAAAGACCATGAGTTTCAATGATGTGGTTGCTTCTTTATCTAATACTTATAAAGGCCAGGCGTCGGTTGCGGCTGATACTTATGCTGGTAAATTACAAATACTTAACGTGGCCGCTAACGAGGCTAAAGAAACTATTGGTACTGGTCTAGTAGATGCTTTAGTATTGCTTTCCTCTAGTGGAACAGCCAACATAAATAATGTCACTGGCGCTATGGATGATTTTGCTACCTCAACTGCTGACGCTTTCAGAGGTGTTGCTGACCTCACTAAAGGTTTATTTGATACTGAAACCGTTGGCGGCAAACTTTTAACATTATTGTTCAGACCATCTCCTTTGCTTCAATATCTTATTAATCGAGGCAAGAAGGTTAGAGAGTCACAAATACCACAAGTCAAAGGTGGTGAGCGTGATTATAAATCTGACAATGAGGGTGCATATAAACTTAATCTTAAACTTGCTGAAGAGGCTAAAGCCAAGGCACGTTTGGCGGCATTAAATAAAAAAAATAAAAAGACTGCTCTGGAGTTGATTGCCGAGAAAAAGGCTAAAGAAGCCGGATTTACTGTAACCAAAGATATTGATTCTATTAACGCAGTTGCGGCGGCTAACCTACAATTACAGGCTAAAGTCGAGGCACGCACCCAAGCCGAACGTGATGCGGCACAAGCCAACCTTGATGCTATCAAGGCGTATCAGAATGGTTTTGATTTAGCGCTCCAGAATGCGATTAAAAATAGTCAAACCCTGGCCAATCCTTTCACTAATGCTAATATGGCCGCCATTACTTTAGGTGGAACTCTTGACATGATTGCTGGCAAAATTTCCAGCACAGGATTACCGGATATAGGTAAAGTTGTGACGCCTCAAACTGCACCTATTGTTTTACCAACTCAAACACCCACCATAGATTCCACTTTTGGTGTATCCGCTGGAGGCGCTGGAACTCCTGCACCAACTCCTAGCCAACAGATAAACGTCACCGTTCAAGGTTCTGTGGTAAGTGAACAAGAATTGGTCGGGACTATTATGGGTGCCATGAATAACAAACTTCGTGCAGGTGCTAAATTCTTTGCTAGTGCGGCGGCTGGATAATGCCAACCCTGAATACAACTATTAAATTATCGTCCACCATAACGGCCAACATTTCTAGTCTGGTCATTAACGCATACATAGACCAACCATTTGATCGAGTTAATGATATTTTCTTAGCCGGTACTGGGTCAGTTACTTTTGCTGACTATAACGGTGACTGGAATCCACAGAACACCAGTTCACCTTATTATGGGTTACTGGTTCCTATGGTTCCTATTACTTTGACAGCGGATTATGCGTCAGTTAATTATTCTATGTTTAAGGGTTTCATTAAATCGTGGACATATAAACCAGCCAACGGTGTAGAAGTGGCCAGCATGACTGTCACGTTTATTGATGGTTTAGGTATCCTTAACGAAGTTTATGTTGAATCTTTAACATATTATGCGGCCGCTGGTTGGACTACTGGGTATCGTATTTATGGAATCCTTATCGAGTCAGGTTGGGATTGGTATAACCAAGCAGTCATTAACCTCGGTGCAACACCTGTGCTGGCTGACCCTGGGACAAGGCGCACAGCATTACAAGCAATTCAAACCATGGAAAACTCAGAATTAGGTGCGGCCTATTGTGACTCTATGGGTAACTTTGTTTTCCTAGACCGTAACGCTATTGCCATTCTATCTGCACGCACACCATTCTTATTTAATGATGATGGAACTAATATCAGTTACCAAGACGTAGCATTCAAATACGATACTGATTTTATCTATAATTATATTCAAGTCTATTATTATGATCCCGTTACTTGGGTTGCGGTGGGCGATAGTGCGTCTCAAGCACAATACTTTGAACGCGCACTATATCGCCAAGACAATCTCATTCAATACTATTATGATGCAGTAAGCCAAGCGTTCGTTCTTTCCGCTGGCAGATCACAACCCATTCTACGTATATCATCCATCACGTTAGACATTTCTGATGGCCAACCCGCTAACCGTATCGCCGCTGGCCTCTATATGGATCGTTACCAACCCATTCAAGTAACCCGTAATGTTCCTGGCACGTCCAGTATCACTAAAGACCTTATTTGCTGTGGGTTGACTTATACGATTACACCCACCAAATGGACGGTTAAGGTTCAAACTATGGAGCCTGAGATTGCTTCTTTTGTTTTGGATGGAACGTATCCGCTGGCTGGCGGGATTCTTGATACTAACCAACTTTCGTACTGATGATAGGATATTGGCATGGCTAAGCAATCGTTTACTGCGGGTCAGGTTTTGACGGCCGCGCAGGTTACTGCGCTTCAAACTAACGACTATAACCAAACCGTCAGTGCTAAAACTGCGTCGTATGTCCTTGTCGCAACTGACGTGGGTACTCGTATTCAAATGAACTCAGCGAGCGCAACCACGATCACTGTCAATACTTCGCTCTTTAATGCGGGCGACCAAGTGTATGTGGTGAACATTGGTGCGGGTATTTGCACGATTACGGCGGGAACCGCGACGGTTACTACGTCGGGGTCGTTGGCACTTGGTCAGTACGATTCGGGAACCCTTTATTTTACTGCGACGGGTTCAGCGATTTTCTTTTCAGCTAGTGCTTCGGGTGATGTGACACTCAATTCTACGCAGACGTTGACTAATAAGACCTTGACTGC